GACCGCGGCCGACCTGCTGGGCGATGATCCCAACGCAAAGAAGATCATCCGCGCCAAGGGTGCAAAGAACATCGCTGTGGGCGTCGCTCACGTGATGGCAACCTTCAACAACACGCAGGTCACCATCACCGACATGCAGGGCAACCTGATCGGTTGGTCCAGTGCTGGCCGTGTTGGTTTCAAAGGTTCCCGCAAGAGCACGGCTTTTGCCGCACAGCAAGTGGCTCAAGATGCGGCTCGTCAAGCAATGTCCCATGGTATGCGTGAAGTCGAAATTCGTCCACACCTGAATCTTTTTCCCGTACTTCTTCACGTAGTCGTCACAAAATCCGTAGTCCTCACCGATGAAGGAGGCACCGTCTTCAGGCACCCACTTTCCGCCAAATGACGGATGAAATACCCACGGAACCAGACCTTGATTGTGGACGTGAATTTTCGGCGCATCCTTCGCCATTTCTTCGAGCACGCTCCGCTCGATACAGAGAAACCCCGTAGGAACCCTGTCGCACTGGAGCCAGTCTTCAACGAACCATAGCCCACCGTTTTCGGGATCGGGCGCGGCCTTGTAGGGGTAGTCTTCAGGCTCTTGTCTGCGCCGATAGACTCCAGCGCACACGGGATGACCGGACTTCATCAGTCCGATAAACGCGCGAGCCTCAAACTTCAAGTCGCCATCAATGAAGAACAAATGCGTGCAATCGGTGTGTTCTTCCAAGAACTTTTTGACGAAGATATTGCGAGCCAGCTCGATAAATGCCCCGTTGCCCATCGTGCAAGCTGTAATCTGCACACGATGCAACGGCGCGCAGTAACCCGTCTCCGTCATGCTCTGCGCGAAATCAGACTCCACCTCGCCGTTGTAGGCAGGCGTGCAAATGTAAGCGTGGAGCGGCCGTTCCTGTTGATGATTGCGAAATGCCAAGATTGTCTCCCTTAGAAAAAGATCGGGGGGCCGAAGCCCCCCGTCTGAACCATCACTAGACGATCAGGTTCTGCTGATAGAGGTGGCGCACCGCCAACTCAGGCAGCAACTCCGCGAAGCCCCAGAGAACATCGAGCCTCGCGCGCACCACGTCCACCGAAGCGTCGTACTGCTGGATGAACCGCATCGAAACGCTGTCCGACGTGGCTCGAGTGCAGTTCGCGCCGTAAGGACTCATGTCCTCGAGGTCCACCGTGACAAACGCGAATGCGTCCTGATGGAAGAACAGATCCTGACCAAACGCCGTGGACGCGGCACCGATACGAGTAACCGTGAGGTTGTCCGTATTGGCGACGCCAGAGAGCACCGTGTTCTGAAAGGCGTTACCCGAGCCGTACATCAAACCCGGCTTGACGGTGACGGTGTAAGCCGTCGCCGTCGTCGTCAGGGTGACAGCCGACTGAACGACGAATTGCTGCAAGCGGCCCGTGTTCTGCTTCGACTCAGGATGCACCTCGTACACGCCCGACAACGTGATCACGTCGCCCGCCGCAATCGTCGTCGATGACGTTGCGCCGTCCACCGAGAGATCGGTTTGCGAAACCCACGAGTTAGCCGTCGTCGAGGTGCCGAGCGTCGTGCCATTGGTGAGCGGAGTACCCGCCAGACTGCCCGTGCTGTGCGACGGGAGCAGCGTGTTCTCGCCAACATCAAAGCCACCCGTGCGGCCCATCATGCCTTCGCGGAACTGCTCATTGAGGTTGCTGTTCGCAGCGAAGAGTCCCTTCGTCGCGTCCAGGAACTCCACCACCGACGACGGCGACATGATCGCCGTGCGATCAGCGACGGGAGCCAAAGCGTCCGTGAGCTTCTGACCCGCCTTCTGGAAGTACCGATACGTCAGCACCGAGTTCGTGGTGCCGTTGACGGTGTTCCAGACGCGCTTGTAAGCAAGGTTGAGAGCGTCGTATTCGATCTTCGACGCGAGCTGCTTGATCGCCGGCCGAAGCACGCGCTTGCCGAAGTCATCCAGCGACAGCGTGCGATCCGCCGTCGTGAACGAAACGTCCACGCCGTACTGCGACAGCACCGCAAGCGGAGTGGAACGCTCGACGTGATCCTGACCGGAATACGTCGCATTGGTGCGCACCGTGTACTTCGCCGGCAGACGCATGCCGATGGTGGTGCCAGCCTTGGCACCCTGCTTCGCGAACTCACTGCGATATTCGCGGTTGACGTTCGAGAAGAACGTGCCTTCCTGATGGAGAATACGGGCCGCCTCGCGCGTGATGACCGTATTCGTGAGAATCGAGTTAGCCATGGCTTACCCCTTTCGTCTCAAAAGTTGTGCTTTCCGTCGCCTCGTCCACTCAGCATCGGAGAGCGAATCCGACTCAGGTGAGTCAATCCTCACCGATGCGGCAGATTCACTTACCCCCTCAACCTTCGGAGTCGGCGGCGGCGCTTTACTGAGAGCCTTCTCCGCTGCCTTCGCCTTCTCAACCGCGAGCCGCGCAGCAATCTTGCCAAGCTCTACCCCGGCAGCCCCTGCGGGCAGCTTGGATAAAGACTTGGCCACGTCGTGATTCTTGCCGAGGTAGTACGCAAGCTCCGGGCCTTCTTCCGCTTCCCGCAACATATCTGCGACGGCGGCGGAAATCGGCGAGTAATGCGCTACCTCTTCGTAATCCTCGTGTTGCTTGGCGAACTCGGCCTCACGTTCTCGGAACGTCTCATAAAGCACCGCTTTGGCTTCTTGCTCCTGCATCGCCCGGTATGCGTCTCGGATCGACTCAGGTTTGGGAACCGCAGCCCTGATAAGGGCTTCTGCGTACTTCTTCTCGTCCCAGCCGTAATCGGCCATCGTCGGCAGTTTGGGTTCCGAGGCCGGTGGCGGCGGCGGGGCTTCTGCCCGCCTCTTGAGCGCCATCGCTTCCTCGTACCACCGCTCTGCCTCGCGCTCTGCGTGGCGTCGAGCTTTGGTCAGCTCCGAAATCCGTTTCTCGAAGCCGGATTTCTCCTTGGCTTCGGTGGTTTCGCTCGGATTTACAGCGGCAGGCGGCGACTCTGCGGGTGCCGGTGTTTCTACCGGCAATGCGCCTGAACTTTCAGGAAGTTCGCCCGTAACGACGGTTTCAGGAGTGGACATAGCGCCCTCGGCGGATTGAAAGCCCTGTCACTCGACAGGTAGAGGCTGTCTAACAGCTTGATCGAACGCGCTAGGGAGCCGTCCGGCCCGCGACTATGCGCATAAACGAGAATTTACGCCGATATTCCGAAAAGTCAACGCTACTGAACGCCCATCATGCCGGGTACGGAATCCTCGCCCTCGTACACCGGACGGGCCTCGAGTTCTCCGTTTACGCGGCGCGCTCGAATCGACACGATCTTGGGCTTCGGCGGCACAATCACCGCCGGCTGCTGCTTTGCCATGAACTCGGCCAGTGCCTGCGTGTTTTGCGCAGCGAAATCCGCCGCCCACTGCTTGATCTCAGCCACCGCCTGCGCCACTTCGTTCACCGAGCCTTGATGCTCCTGGCTGGTCTGCTGCGCTTGAACCTCATAGGCGCGCTTCTGCAATTCCGCCTGCGCCTTGGCTACCT